CAGTTCAGCAGGGATAACGCTGTAAATGGTAGTGATGATGTCATCGATGTTGGAAGCAGTGATAGAAGCGTAAGCGTTAGCCACGTTACCTTTGATAGGGTCACCTGCACCACCGAAACCGAGGTCTCCGAGGATAGTCAGGAAGCCATCCCAGTAACCCAAGTTGCCAGCACCGCCTGTGGTATCACCCTGCCAAATTGAAGTTTCGATAGCTTCGGCAATTTTGGCAGCTTTTTCAGCTCCGATTTGCTCGGTGAATACACCCATGTCGATAGCTTCACCTGCGGCAAGAGCTTTCTGTGTGTATTTGGTTTCAAGGTCTTTGGGGCACAAAGTTTCCTGAACCTTAACTTTTCCAACGGTCAGTGTGCGCTTGGACAGGGTAGTGTTACCGCTTGTCTGATAAGAGCAGCTGTCAGATTGGAAGTAAACGTCTGAATACAGCAAAGGCAGTATTTCAGCAGATTTGATACCGGGGAGAACCTGTCCAGCACCCTGCAACAGACGTGCAGTTTTGGCGGTGAACATCGCTTTGGTCAGAAGGTTTAAGCTCTCTTCTTTGGTGTAATTGGTGAGACCTGTTACGTCAAATGCCATGATTTTATTTTATTTTTTGATTGATTTGATTGCGGAAACAAAGCCAAAGAAATTTTCCTCTTTTTCGGGTTTAACTGAACCGAATGGCTTTTTGGTCGGCTCAGGGGTGGTGGCTGCGAACTTTTCAAACACGCTGAAAGTTTCTTCAACTTTGCCCAGTATGTTTACAAGTGCAGTTTCAAGGGTAGCGATTTTCGCTGCCAGTTCTTCGTTAGCGGCACGGAGTGCGTCGAACTGCTCAACGGATGCAAACTGATTTTCAACCTCAACTTCCTCAACGGGAGTTTCTTCTTTGGTTTCAATCATTTCAACCACACCATCTTTGGTTGTCACCAAAAGACCAGTGGTAGTTTCATGCACTCCATCGGGAGCAGGAACGATACCTTCTTCGCCTTTAACATTCAATAGCATTCCAGCGGCAAGTTCCTCACCTTCAAAAACTACGATAGTGCCATCGACCAAAGTCAACTCACCAAACGCAGCAGGGATGGCTTCTTCGCTGAAACGCTGCTTCACTTCTGACATAAATGCCATCAGCGATGCTTTCATTTCGGCTAATTCTGATTTAAATTCCATATATCTTAAAAGGTAGATTGATTTTAACCTATGCAAAATTTTTCAGCATGGCGGTTATTTCACGCATCATTTCAAGGACTTCATCCTGTTCTTCCATGTCAAAAAGCCCCTCAACGCTGAAACCTTTCCATTCGCCATCCTTAACTTTTGCCCATATTTCCTCATTGTCTATTAAATAGGTCAGGAACCAACTGCCATCCTTTGCATCTTCGTACCCGGTAGGTGGCATCACACCACGTTTGCGGTCAATGAAGTAACTCTCAATCATGTGGACACCCTCTTTCACGGGGTTGGCATGGTCGGTATTCACTGCTTTGTAGGCGTCATTGCGGACAAATTTCTTTGCAATTTTCCAAATGGTGTCAGCATCGAATGTCACATAGTATTCACCCCTGATGTCATCGTAGCGGTAAATGGGTAAATCTGCCAACATTGCCGGGCCTGTCACGATTCGTTTTTCTTCGGATTGAACCGAGTATGCCTGTCGCATATCTATCTGTTGCAATTTACGACTTGCCCATTCGATACCCTCATCACCACCCCAAGCCAACCACATCAGGCGGCCACATCCATCCCCAAGTTCTTTGTCGCTGTTCTGCCTGTGCCTTTCAAACCCTGCCATCCTTGCAATAGTGTCACGGGTAATGGCTTCACCGTTAGCTAACTGATTAGCCCTGATTTTACCGACCGCTGTTCCGCAGTCACCCCATCCGTTTTCTTCTGCCCAACGCAAAGCAACCTTTGCATTTTCTTTGGCGGCTTCGGGGTAGTCATCGTAGCTTTCAAATTTCTGCAATTCGTCTTTGTGGTATAGGTATTCACTATCTGCTGTATGTGTTGCGCCAGTCATTAACCTACCATCGGCATCTTTATGCGTTGGCCCTTCATACAATTTACCATCTTTGGTATAATGTGGCATACCTTCTGCAAATTTATCTTTGCTGCTCCATTTGGAATAACACACGGCTGCGGCTTGGTCTTGCTCCATGCCTTCGCCAATCATTACCGGGATGCAACGGCTGATAAATTCATCTTCGGTTTCGTTTGCTGTCGGATCAACGAATTGGTCTTTGAATAGCATGAAGTCTTTTTGTATGGCTGGGCGGTCAACTAACGAAACAAAGTCCACCCCTGTTTCGTCATCATCATTGACCACAATTTTGTACACTGGTAATTCCATAATTATAAAAGTAGGTTTAAACGACACTTGTATTTCTTAACCTGCGAACCCTTGTCTGCGTTTTGGTGATGTCACCTTCAAGAACGTACACTCTGCCCATGCCACCGAACTGACCTTCTTCGGGTAGGGCACCGCCTGTGAGTGGGGTCATTGGTGAAGGAGCAGCACCTACCGCACCCATTCCGCCACCGCCACCGCCACCACTTGCACTACCGCCACGCAAAATATCCCTTGCACGTTTTGCGTTACTTAATACCATTGCCAATCCTGATGCGTATACGGCAGCACCTGCAATCTGTGGGCCGGGAGCAGGAACACCCATTGCCGTCATGTTTCGTGCGGTGTTACGTGCTTCAACTATTGTGGATGAAATCGCCTTTGCTGTATCGGCTGCAATGGCTGCGATTGCGAATGCCTTTTGTGCATCACTACCCTCTTTCATAAGCCCTGCCATTGCATTAAGTACATCGGATGCAGCTTGTAATCCTTGCATACGGATATCATGCAACGCTTGTTCTTTGCGCTTTTCATCCTCAACTTCCTTGTCTTTTATGTCCTTTCGCTTTTGGGCAAGTTGCAATTCAAGGGCAGCAACTTCCTCTCCATTTTCTTTGCGGATGCGGATTTCATCCTTTAACCTTTTTACTTCTAAATCTGCTGCGGCTGCGTTCAGTTCTTCGGTTGTGAGATTTTTGTCATATAGTGCCGCTTCCTGTTTTTTGTAGAAATCGTTTAACGCTGTAATTTCTTTGTCATTGGCTTGTTTTTTCCACGATGCTAAATCTTCTTCCGATTTCTTATCTTCTGCTGCTTTTTTTGCATTGGCATCTTTGGCTATTTTGGCAATTTCATCATTGAATATTTTTTCGGCTGCAATATATTCAGCAGAACCCTTGTTAAATCCTTTGACACTTGCTTTAAATCTACGTTCGGCAATTATTTCAGCACGTTGAACCTCGGTTTTACCCACCAATTCCGCATCCAATATCAGTTGTTCGGAACGCTTTTTCAATTCATCTTGCCTTGCCTTTTCATCCTGTGCTGCTTTGGCTGCTGCTGCGTTTGCATCGTCTTGGGCTTTTTTTCTTTTTTCGATTGCAGTCTTTGCCTTTTCCTGATTTTCCAACGCCTTCGCTTCATTTGGAAATCCTGCCTTTAATTGCTTGTCGTAAAGACCCTGCGCTTGGGTAACTTCCTGCTGTGCGGTTTGCAGATTTTTCAAACCCCTTTTCCCTAATTCCTGCGCACCTTTGTCTATGCCCATTAACGCACCAACTGCCCCAGCGTAAAAGTTATCCCATGAAGAAGTCTGCTCGTCAAGGTCGCTGTTTTGCAGCTCCAATAAACGCTTAGTTTTTTCCTGTAATATTTGGGCTGCTGCCTCTGTCCTTGCCCTTTGTGCAATTACCAATATATTTTCTTTGGTGCGGTCAGTCAATGTTTTCATTGAGTCCGCATTGTCAAGGTTTATGTCATTGGTTTCAATCCCTGCTTCCTTTAACTTTTCAAGAGCAAACTTCCTTTCGGCTTCCGATTTGGTGGTGTCCTGAACTATGCTATTGTAGAAGTTTAAATCATTTGCTTGGGTTCTTGTGGCCTGACCAGCGATGTTGATTTGGTCATTCATCTTCTCCATTTCGGACTTGGCAAATCCAAGCGAAACGGCAATCTCATCCCAGTATGCGGCAACGGTTGCAAGTCCTGTCAAAAGCAATCCAAGCCCGGTAGCCATGAAAACCTTGGATGCGGTGGTCATTTCTTTGAATGCCTTTACTGCATCTTGACCAAGGGTTGTGAATTGTTTTTTTGCCGCATCCAAACCTTCCAATCCCTGTGCGAATGCCATTGCACCCTGCACTTTTAAAAGGGCTTTTTGCACATCTTCGCTTTCAGCACCAAACAAAGCCATCGCACCTTGTGCAGCTTGGAAGCCATTTGCAACACCTTTGGCAATGGTGTTTATTCGGTTGAATTTGTCGGGGTGCAATGCCTGAATTTTCTCATTCAGGTCATCCATTTGGTCTTTCAGGTCTGCAACCCTTTTGGCTGCTTCAAGTGCCTGTGGTGAAAACTCCCCAAACTTCTGCGACATCGCTGCCGCTTCTTGGGTTGCTTCCCTGATTTGTGCTTTCAGCGATTTAACGCTATCCGTGCCTTTGGTTTTGGCCTCTAAATTTATTGCTACTGTGGTTGTTGCCATTTTATTTGTTTGTTAATGCGTACCATTCTGTTCCATCACATACTAAACAAGCCGTTCCGTAATGATTATTTATTGTGTAATTTGCTACCCCGTCAATCAACTGGTCTGCGTATGCGTCAATGGTGAGTGTTCCCTGCGCACCTTTTTTTACAATCCAATATAATTTGTTGGATGCGGTTGATGCGTCAGGTAATGTCAATGTGT